TAAGATTTGTTAAATTAATCATTACGATTTGCTCTTCTTTATTTTAAATATAAGTTATGACACTTTTGACACAACACAAAAAAAAGCCTCTAATTTCTTAGAGGCTTCCTTTAAAAAGAGTGAGATTGTTAAGATTAAGCTGTAACTAATCCAATACCACTAAGAACATCGTTAAGAGTATCACCAGCTAAAATTGGGTATGCAGCTGCAGGTTCCTGCGCCGTGAACGATAACGTATATCCATTCATGTCAGCAACAGCAGTTCCTGTAGCAGCGTTAGAAGCGCTCATTACTGAACCCCTAGTTAAACCCATTACCCAGGTCACATCCTGTTGATCTACGAATGCAATTCTAAGATCTCTATTTTGAGCCAATAAAAGAATTTGATTTCTCTTATCTGCATCCATTTTCTGAAGAACTACTGTTAATACACCTTCGTAGTAAACAGTACCTGCAGTATTTGAAACGTTGATAGCTTCTGCAAAGAAAGCTGTATCTTTTGCTAACTGATATTCGTAGAACGAACCAGTACCAGCGATAGCAGTGATTTCACCAGCAACAACAGTTGTTGATGTAATTTCACCACCTAAAAAATACGCAGTCTTTAGACCACCCATCGCGTTCATACAATCTAGCGGCAAAGCGCTATTAATTAAACATGCCATGATTTTATATTTATATTTTTAATTTTTATAATTAGGAGAGTCCGAAGACTCTCCTTATTGGTGGTTTTATTATGCTACAGTTGATACCATCTGAGAAGCGTAAGCTGCTGTACCAAGTTTGAACTTTGAAAGGAATTGCACCTGATCGTCAGCTACGTTATAGTAGAATCTGAACGCATCTTGATCGTTTGTGATACCTGTACCCATGAACAAATATTTCTTAGGTGAGATAATAACTGCTGAATCACCAGCTGGATCAACGATACCAGGAGCAGCAAATACTTTGATGTTAGTTCCTGGGAAGATAAAGCTAGATTCTGCTTGACCTGCTACGTTATTAACGTTAGGGTATTGCAATAAAATAGAATTACCAGTAGCGATCAAACCTTGAGTCAACTTAGAGTAAGTTGAGTAACTCATGTATGCTACTAAGTCATCCTCTTGCTTAACAGCAACTGGAAGCAAGTCGATTAATGCCCACATGTTAGCAACTGCAGTACCTGAAGTCCAAGCAGTTGAGTATGCAGTACCATCTACAGCACCTTCAGCAACTGAAGTTTGGAATAACAATCCATCTAAAGATGCACCGTCACCAGCCCATAGAGTTGATTCTACGTATTTGTTGATTTCTCTTACTTTTAAATTAGCGATTGCTTCTTCAAATGGTACAGTTTCGTGGTAAGCAGAAGCTGACATTTGGCTTGACAACCAATAATCGTAAAGTGAATCTGGACAAAGAATTTCTTTTAACATCTTAGCTTGTACCACGATTGGTAATTGAGTAAAGATAGTTGTGTTTGTTCCAACTTGACCTGCACCGAATCCGCAAGTAGCGTCTAAGATGTCTACACCTGCATCTAAGATGTTAAGGTTGGTTGTTCCGGCAGTTAAGCCAGCTTTAACTACTAAGTTATTAACCGTTTGTGGCTTCAATAACGCTTTAGTAATTAGATCGATTTGTGATGTTTGATCAACGTATGCTGATAAACCTGCTAAATTGAATGACATAATTTATGTGTTTTTATTTTTAATTTTTAATTGATTACTTTTTCATTGCACTTTTGATTGCTTCAACTTTAGCGTCGAATGCATCAAATGTTTTTGGAGCGTCAACAATCTTAGGGATTGATGTAGCAGCAGGAGCTTTCGAAAATTTCTCCATTTTAGTACGCATTGCACCCATTTCTTCTTTGATCATTGCTACCTCTTTGGCAACCTCTTCGACTGCTTCGAAAATAGCTTTCATTTTTTCACCGATTTTCTCAGTTACTTTTTCAATGATAGTTTCTTCCATAGCTACGTCAACTTTAGGATCTTCGATGATTTCTTCGCCAGAAACTTCAACTACAGTTTCATCAGCAACTGGTGCTTCTGTTTCTGTAACTTCTTCTTTTGCAGAAACTTCGATAATCATACCCGAATTGTCTACTTCGATTTCAGTTCCGTCTTCAAGAGTGTGATAGCCAGCAGGTGCAGGCATTTTCGTTGAACCATCCTCAGAGATAACAAACAATGGAAAGCCGGGCTCTAAACGCTCGTATTCTACTGCTGTTACACCATCGATAAGCTTTGCAGCTTCCAACTTAACCTCCATCCCTAATACTTCACGTACTTGGTTTAGTTTTAAAGTGTATTTCATAATTTTCTTTTATTTTAAATGGACTATAGTCCTTTATCTTAAATATATCTATTTCACAACTGACACAACTCACGCACAAAAAAAGGGAGACTCATTAATGAATCTCCCTGTTGCCTAAAAATACTAAGAATAAGATCAGTCTAAAAATCTTATAATCTATTTATCTCATTATTTTTAAAATGTCTTCGTATTTCTTACGAGCTTCTAATTCTTCCATGTCCATGAGAATGCCTTCAATAGAGAAACCTCTTAGTTCACCAGATTTGATTCTTGCCCATGTAGCTTTGTCATCTACCTTCATCGTTACCATCCATGTTCCTTTAGGTACGTCGTACCCATAAACTGTATTTGCTTTATCTGTAAGTGGATCTTCAACAATCCAAGACTCATAAATGTATGCACCAGCTGAATTTTCTTCATGATCTGTGTTGACATCATTAGTTCTGGCTTCTTTAAAGTACTTCATACAGATTTCCTTAATAGTCTCAGCTGAAAACTTTACAAAATACTTATCACCATCTTCATCTACTCTTGGAATTGAAATATCTGGGATCATGGCGGGACCAACTAATATCATTTGATCTTCTGATGCAAATTTAAAAGCTGCTTTACTAAAATTTAGTCTAGGCACTGGTCTTGTAGGACCATCTTCTTGTGGTGCTCTTGATATAATTTGTGCAGAACCATCTGCTGGTTTATAAACAATATAAGCTTGCCACGCATGTTTGCAATAGCAACCGCCACGATATTCATAAATATCATAAGCAGATCTACCTTTTTCTGCAAAAGGACTATTAACACCATTGTCAGACATTGAATCGATTTCTGATCTAGTATACAATCTACTAATGTACATCATAGCTTTACAGAAACCTCTCTCTGCGCCTCCGCCTGCTATTCTAGGATTCTTAGCATATCTGTATCTGTATTCAAATTCAGCATTTTTTAATCTAGTAGTATCAGTTTCTATTTCAGCTCTAATTGCATCAGCTTCAGCTTTAGTTTGTGCAGTTGCAAATGTTTCTAATTTACAAGATTCAAAATCAATGCCACATTCTAAAGCTTTTTTAAGTACTCTCATTTCAAATTCTGAAATTTCAGATACATCTAAATCTTCCATTAAAATAGATTTGGTAATTGGCGCTTCAGCTTTACCATTTTTCTTTTTAACGTAAGGTGCTACATAAGGTTCTAAACCTGCTGTATCAACTTCGAATCCTTCTTCCCAAGACGAGTAGCAAATTGCTGCAGCTTGATCTTCTGGTTTTCCTTCTTTAATTAGGACTGGTATACATCTAGATATAAATGCATCTTGACTTTCACCACCACTTGGTTTTACAAATGAGTACTGTTTACCAAAATATCTAAAATCTAATTCAATCGCTGGTTCTTCAACTAACGACACTCGTTTTACTCCGCTTTGCTCGTCTTCAGTTAAGATGCCGAGATCAATTGCTTTATTCTTTTCCATATAGTATGTATTTATTTTAAATCGTCTAAGTCAAAATCTTTTAACTCACTCTTAACGTCTTTGGCTCTACTAACAAGTCGTTTGAATGCATACCATAGTCCATGAGTTTTAACAGCTCTGTAGTTCTCATCCATACTAAAGACTTCAATTGAAGCAAGTACTAATGCAACTACTTTTGTTAGTAAGTATTCAACTGCAAAGAATTGTTGTAAGATGTCGCCTAAAATAAACTTGTCAATCATAAAGAATAAGACGATAGTTCCTTCGTAAAGAAACATCTTAGAGATTATTTGACTTAGCTTTCTAGATGAGATCTTTTCTTTTAGCTTT